AAGACTCTTATGCAGACTATGCCAGCCCAGCTCAAGCAGATCGCTAATGCTATGGGTTATATGGACTCTTCTCAGCTTTATGATGCGCTGCAAGACGGCAAAACTTCAATGGATGATTTTATGCGTGCTGCCGTGAAGCTTAACAAAGAAGGTATTAACGGCTTAGGTTCATTCGAACAGCAAGCAGCAGGAGCCACTGGTGGTGTTGCTACTTCATTTATGAATATGCAGAATGCTATTGTGCGTGGCATCACGGCCTGCATGAATGCTATTGGCCAAAGTAATATCGCGGGGTTCTTTAATGTAGTTAAAGATGTGATTCTAACTGCAGCTAACTATGTAGCGGCCTTTATTAAGCTTGTTCTAACAGCTATTAATGCTGTAAGGGCTTTATTTGGCTTAGGATCTATTGGAGCTAAAAACGTAGCCTCTTCTGGTGGCCAAGCTGCTAACTCAATGGCAAATGTAGGGAAAGCCGCACAAGGATCTACAAAAGATATTGGAGATACTACCAAGGCCGCTAAAAAGCTTCAGAAACAGCTTGCAGGATTCGATGAGATGAATGTACTATCCAAGCAAGATTCGGGTGGTTCTGGAGGCTCTGGCAAGTCTGGAGGAGGTGGTAGCGTTAGTCATGATACATCTGGCCTAGAATTTGACAATGCTGATATTGCCAAAGGAGTTGATAAGGTTAATGCGATCTTCGAAAAATTGAAGAATGCTTTTAAGGACTTTAACTTTGATAAGATCGGTAAAGCCATTAAAAGATTCGGCGATGACATCGATAAGTTCATCAAGCCTGCCAAAAAGATTCTGTCTGATGTGTGGGATAGGATTAAACCATTTATCAACTGGGCTGGGAATGAGTTGTTGCCTGCATTCATGAATGCTCTAGGTGGAGCGATTCGATTGGTGGGAAGAGTACTGGCAACAGTCTGGGATACCTATCTTAAACCCTTCATTGACTTTTTCTTGATCCCACTTGCGAAATTAGCAGGTGGAGCTATTGTCTTTTTCCTAAATGGCATTGGTGATGCGTTCAGAAATATTGCAAACAATAGAGGTTTATCTGAATTTATAGTTGGCGTATCTGTTGCTATCGGTGGGTTAGTTATTGCAATCAAAGCCAAGAAAGCACTTGACGATCTTAAGGACGGTGTTGCAACTCTTCGTTCGGTAATGCTATCGTCTCCTGCCGCTTATGCTGCTGTGTCTGCAAAAATAGGCGCATTAAATACTGCGTTCGTGTTAGCTGGAGGAGGGCTGTATGGCTTTAAGGCTGTCTTAATAACATTAGCTACAACCATAAAAACTACGTTCTTAACCACAATTTTAGGTGCATTTTCAGCAATTATGGCACATCCATTAATTCTGGCTGGAGCTGCACTTGCTGGTGGTGCCGTATGGATTTTTGGTAGTATTAAATCCGCTCTAGAACAAACAGATAGCGCGACCAGAAAAGCTGAATCTTCTGCAAAGGCCCTTAAGGTCGCAAATTCACAACTTTCTGAGGCAACAAAAAAGGTTCAAGTGGCTGAAGAGAAACTTAATGACGCAAGAAAGACAGCTGCCGATGCTGGCCTGCAACAAATTCAGGCGATAAAAGACCAAAAGCAGGCGCAGGAAGATTTACTTGAAGTCGAACGTAGTCGTAATATCACGTATGCATCGCTAAAATCCCAGGTTGATAACGGGGTTTTGTCTTATCAGAATATGACTGCAGCACAGCAAGCTGTTTATGAAGCGGGGCTAAAGCTAGACTCCGCAAACGCTCAGGTCAAATTGTCTCAAGATAACCTAACCAAGGCAACTAATGATTCTATTAAGGCCGCAGAGGAGCACAGAGCAGCCAAGGACGAGGAATTATCTGCACTTTATGCAAACACTGCTGCACAGGCTGTTATTTCTGGAAAATACAGAAATACTGAAGAAGCTATCAAGGCACTTAAGAATGGCACTTTGGAATATAAAGACGAAAATGGGAATATGGTCAAGGCTAATGTTGATGACGTTAGCAGGCTAGAGGTTGAGACTAAAAAGAAATCAAAAGAAATTACAAAAGCCTACTATGACAGTATGACTGGAGTCGACCAGGGGTTCTTCGGGCCAATGGGGGTGAGCTTAAGCTGGGCTGGTGAGAATATCTCTAAATTTGCGAGTAAAGCTGGTGTTGAGTTAGGCAAATTTGCCAACCATGCTAAAGCCAAAGCAAGTGAAGCATGGAATGGTTTAACTTCCGCGTTTAGCGGGGTCGCAAACTGGGCCGGAGAGCGTTGGAACGATATTACTAAAGCTTTTAGTAATGCATGGCAAGTATTTAGTGATATTGGTAAAAATATTTGGAATGGTCTTAAAAACGGTATCGGTAATATCGCCAATAATATGAAAAATATGTTTACTGGAGCTGTGGATAACGTTAAAAAGTTCTTAGGCATTCATTCTCCATCACGTCTATTTATGGGGATTGGCGACTATATGAGTCAAGGTATGAACATTGGTTTTGAGTCTAATTTTGGCGACATGGTGAAGTCTGCAAGTGAGCTGAGCGCTGAGATTAATAGCAAATTAGATTTTAGTCCTAATATTGGCTCCGAGTTTGATTTTGATATTAAACACTCTGTAATTAATGAACCTGCTGAAAAAATGCAGAAATTGCCACTTATTGTAAACATCGACGGTGAGGAATACTTCAATGGTATGATCGACCGCATAAATGCGCGATCATTCCTAAAAAATGCGAGCGTCCTAGATATCTAGAGCGCCCGCGCTATGATAGGTTTAATTACTATAAGCCAACTTTACTAACACCGTATTCAGCTTGTGCTTGAGTAAATTTCTCAAATTTAAGTTGCTTAATTAGGCCGTCACGGCTGAAAGAAGTGGTATCAAGGTAGGATTTAGCCTTTTTAGCTGCCTGTTCATTCCAGTCGACAGTAATGTGATCAACTGCGTAGATTGCATCGCTTTCTGGGAATTTCTCAAATTCAAGTTGTTTGATCAGACCGTCTCTTGAGAATGCGGTGAATGATAAATAGCTCTCAGCTTTTTTAACTGCGTTCTGCTGGCTAACAGTAGGAGCTTTGCCCTTGGAATAAACCACATTAATCGCAGTACCTTCATTGGTTGATTCATTGGCTGCTACGGACTGTTTAATAAATCCACCTGCGGCTACCGTGTCTGAATACTCTTTAACTTCGGTACAGTTCACTTTATTCTGTTCACACCATGTTGCAATATCATTGTATTTCATATCTTTAAAATCGATAACCGTAACTTGTTTTACGCTATGCATTGGAGTTCCACTATCGTTATTCTTCCCTTGACCATAAATTCCAATAATAACAATAACTACAATTACCCAGAACCACCACTTTTTATAAACTGGTTTTTTATCGGTTGTCGTAGATTTTTCTTCCGCCATGGCGAAATCTCCTAAAGATTAAATTCTATTATCCCAAATATACAACAATCCCCATAGTTTGCAAGCATAAGGGGTGATGGAGGATCAAGAAAGGTACTCCGAAGAGTACCTTTGTAGCAGCGTATACGTCGGTGCAGGAATATACTACACTTACCAACTAAAGCTCAGTATACGACTTACGCTTGTTTACATTCTACCTCAAAATGTTGTTGTTGCCTAGCATATACTAGACAATAAGCATAACAATAATCAATGCCATAAGCCATTGAGGTAAAGCTTTTTTGTAATCTTAAAAAAAATAATTGTGGAAAAGTCTTTACTTGTGCAAAAATGTGCTATAATTAGCTCAGTCTAGGCTTTTAGTGAAGCCGTGGAGGTAAATGATATACGCGCTGTGGTGGCGCAGATTAATGAATTCATTAAAAACCTGGCTAGTCCCGTGTCAACATGAGGCGTAGGTTCTAAACAACCACCTGGTCGTCAGGCCAGTAATGAATCGCCTAAGCCTCATGCTGGTACAGGACTTTTTTATTACAGAGTGGCATCAATTAAAATGCTAGTACTTTTTATAAGATAAACACTTGAAAATAAAAAAAGAAAATGCACCAGGCTACTGGGATAAGCCCAGAGTGAACATTAATAATTAGGAAAGGTATGCTTGTATGACAGAAGTTTTTTGTCGTTACATTCGAAAGAATGGCAAGATCATCTATCCAAAGAATGGAGGGTTTTTCCATTTTTGGGTTGAAGATGAAAAAGACCCAGTCGAAACTGAGTCTTAATCAACCAATAATCAGGTTAGATACACTTCGAAAAAACATCTAATCTGATAATATTCGTGCAGCTACTAGCGCTGCACGGATATCTTTTTATTACACTTACCTAAAAATAAAAAGATAGCTGTGAAGCTCTATTTTTACTAATTAAGGAACGTCTTTGTTTTTGTGTTAATAAATTTTATATACTCATTTTAACAGAAATTAATAAATTGTACAAATATTTTATACAAACCATTCATTATGTTTTAAGTAAACTCGATAGTATCAAATCTGATATAATATAGATAAATCTACGACCTTGCAGTTATTGCGGGTCGTTTTTATTGGAGAATCTATGGTAATTTCAGGGGACTTATTAAAAATAAACGGAAAATCAATAGCAGGACTTAAAAGCTACAAGATCACCCGTGCCAAACTATACTCAGACGCTGGACGTAACCTCAATGGTGGTCTCTCTGCTACCTTTATTGGCGTATTCCCGAAGTTAGAGTTAGAAATCGGTGGGGTTTTAAACAAAGAGCGTATTACTGAGCTCTGTGGGCTGCTAGACCAAGGATTTTTCAACGTCGAGTATTATGATCCGAAGACCGGAACTACTAAGAGCGGTGCTTATTACGCTTCAGACTATTCAGTAGAACTCCTCGAGCGCCAGAGAGGACTATATAAACCGTTCACGGTGAACTTAATACCAATGGAGAAGGCATAATGATTAACGTATCAGATAATTTTAAACAGGCTATGAAGAAGCCAGTAAAAACTATTACAGCTTCGCTAATCTTAGACGATAATACTGTAATTACTGGCCAAGAAAAACTTATTAAAATCACCATTGATTCATCTGGCCATCTGTTCGGCACTGCTACTTCTGTAATTAATGTTGAGCTATTCGGTACAGATTATAATCTAGTTGATCACACATTTAGTGTAATTGCTAAAACGCTTGTAGATATCGAGAACGATACTTGGGAAGAAGCAAATCTTGGACTATTCTATGTCGAAGAATCCACTGCAGATTTCGAGAAGAAAACTACAAAAATCAAGGGCTATGATCTTATGGGTAAACTCGCTAAAACCCCATATAATTCAGGCACTATTCAATTCCCTTGCACGATTAAAGAGCTAATTAATCAACTTGCAGGGCGCTTTGAATTCACCGTTGATACAAATCTCGACAGCCTACCAAACATTACCTATCAGATTCCCGAGGATTTATATGCGAAGATTTCAAACTGTACCTATCGTGATATTCTAGGCGAGGTTGCTGGTGCTACCGCTACTATTGTAGTGTTTAATGGTAAAACTCTATCATTTAGAGATAGTAAGAAAAAGTCAGACGAAGATGAAATCTGGACTTATGACAATCTCAAAACCTTAAAATACAAACCAAAATATGGTCCCGTGAATAGCTTGGTGTTAGCTCGCACTCCGCAAGAGGATAATATCGCAGTATCTGATAATGATTCTATTACGGCTAATGGTCTTACAGAAGTAAAGCTAGCTAATAATGAAATCTTGGATGATGATCGAAGAAACTTAATTGATCCGATTTTTAATTCTATCAAGGAACTCTCTTATCATCCATTCGAAGCAGAGACTACTGGCCTTGGTTGGCATAAGCCAGGAGATCTTGTATCAGCTCAAGCGGGTGGTGGATTAATGAATGGAAAGGCTATTGGATGGCTTGGCCAGGAGAAATTCTTAGGTAAAAACCTCCTAAAGTTTAATGCTAATTTCACATCTAATGGTATTTCCGTTAAAACAAATAAAAACGGGCGTATCACCGAAGCCAAAGGTACAATGACGGCTGGTTGGGCAGTATTGTCTAGTTTTTACGACAATGTTTTATTTCCCGCAGGTAAATATACTTTCTCTGTGGATAGAGCTCTTAATCATAAGATAACTGTTGCAATTAACTACGTTATTAGCGATGGATATCTTAACGCTAATTTGAACACTGGACAGACTAAAGTGACCTTTACTGCTGAACGCCCATTTAGGGCTCTTCGTGTTGTCGTTAACGACGCTGTTGGTACAAATATCAACCTTGGTGCGTTCACTCCTAAATTATCATTTGGCGACGCTCCAACAGATGAACCATATATTGGTGATGATGTCTCTGCTGGGTATAGAAATATGTTTGATGAATTCTCTGGGCTACCTGTGAATAAAAATGGAGTATCACTAATCAACCTAGACGGTGATTTGAGGCTCTCTGGTACGCCAGATAGAGATTGGGTGCAACTTGTTAGTCGAGACATTACAACTATCTTAATGAATAATAGACCATATACAATCGTTCAATATAATACTCCTAATACTAAGTTCTATGTTGAGATTTCTGCTCGTAAAAAAGACGGTAGTGGCTATGATGTAATTGGCAATAAAACTGCTAAAACACATAGCTTTACTGCTAACTTTACGCTGTATGACCGATATACCATGATGATTATGTGTGGCAGGCAAGATGACACCACCCCGCTTCCTCTATTTAATAACTTCGCTCTCTACTATGGCACTTTCAATGAGACTAATCTTCCTGAATACGCCCCTTATCTTACTTCAGTAGTTTCTCCAAGACCAATTGCTCCGGCAAAGATAAATGAGACAATATATAAACAATATACTTTAGGTATTAACTTATACAGGCCAAAAGACAATTATATCTCTAATGGTATTACGCATACGATCTTGCCGGATGGAACGGTTGAGTCTAAGGGGACAAGTACTGTTAGCTGGTCTACAATTGGCAATTATCAGATAGTTTTAGAGCCTGGAATCTATGAATTCAGTAGGAGTGGCACTGATTGGACTGTATCTCTTGATTCTAATACTGGCGGAAATCATGCCTTAGCTTCCATGTGGTCGGGTCAAGAAAGAGTTATCTTTGAGGTCACAAAGAAAGAAACTGGCGTATATTTAGCGTTTCTGCCGGGCGTCGGTAGCACAATGAATAATGTTGCCAAATTTAGCATCAAAAAGGCTATTAGCGCGATAGTCGCAGTTACCAACAAAAACTTGTTAAAAATTGGGACTAGCAATACTTCAAATGGCCTTATCTCATCAGTTGCAGATGACGGGACTGTCACCTACTCTGGTCAAATGACTAGTAGCTGGGCGAACATCACAAGTTATATTGATTTCAGCTCCCCACTACCTGCTGGAACTTACACATTATCAATGGATCACCCTCGAACACATAGGATTGTTTTTAAATATAAGTTAGCAAACGGCGCGATCGAGTCACAGGCTATTAATATGACCTCAATCTCTACTTCTAACACTTTTACCACCACGCAACCAATTGTTGCAGGTTATCTTTTCGTTTCTGCAGCTAATGGTACTGAGTTGAATGACAGTATTAAGGCTCAGCTAGAAGTTGGAGATGTGGCTACTGATATAATAGACTACGAAGAACAGAAATTTGCTTTACCTGAAGATGAGAATCTATATAAGCTCACCGACAATATTTACGACGAAGTAAGACTAGAGAACGGCGTATCTAAATTGATTAAACGTGTTGGAAAGCTAATCCTAACTGGCGATGAAGAAAAGATTACTTATTATTACACATCGAAGGCTGGCACTATTGGATTTAAATATAAAAATCCATCTGGCGAGACAATTTTTACGCAGCAAAATTCCACAGCGAATATTATTTGCTCACATTTTGACGCAATTAACGAAGACGCTGTCTATACTACGCGTGAAAACCGAACCGGCGTGGCAATCTATGGCGGTTATAATAATTTTCCAAAATATTCTAACACTATGAGCTTTTGGTTCACTGCTCCGGACCAACTTAATCTTGGTATTACAGATGTTACTTCTTTCAAAAACTGGCTGAAAGCTGAGAAAGCTAAAGGTACACCTGTCACCGTATATTACGAATTGAAGGAGCCTCAAATCACAGAGCTCGGTCGCACGAACCTAAACCAGGTTTATGTTACAGACACTCATCTAGAACTTGGCAATGGTATTAAAGAAACTATTAAAGGCGTCGCTCCAACCGCAACTCAAACAGATTACGCAAGAGCAGGTGGAATCACCAAGACCATTTATAACACCGAGATAAAGGTTGATAAGCAAAAGCAAGAGATTGAATCGATCGTATCGAAACAAACGCAAGTAGACCAGCAAATAGCTGATGAGTTTTCAAAGATTACTCAAAATATTAAAAACGTAGTCACAACAATCCAAACTACAGGTGGTGGTAATCTAATTAAGAACTCCGTAGGTTACGCTAAGAACCAGGATGGAACTCTGGTGGAGTGGACTAAGAATAACACCGGCGAAGTCAAAAGCTACACTAGTCCAGAGTCCAAATCTTATGGAGCAATTTCTGGCAATGCGATTGAGCTTAAAAAGGGTGCTAGTATTGCTCAGAGGCTTAATGTGGCATCCTCTGGGAAAATACCATATTCACTATCATTTAAATGTAAAAAGAGCGCTATAGGTACCGCTACGGTTAAATTAAGCAACACTATTGATAGCTTTGTAATCACAATTCCTGAGGGTAAAGAGATCGTCTGGCAGAATTACGATCTCACTAAGCTTGATCCAAGCATGAACTATTTAGATATCACAGTATCAACCAGTAGTAATTGTGAGCAGTTCCTAATTACCGACTTAATGGTTAATATGGGAGACCAAGTAGTGCCGTGGGTGCAAGCTAATGGCGAGATTCTTAATACTCAGGTAGCAGTTAACGATCAAGGCATGATGGTATCTTCAAGTGTCTATTCTGGAGACTATGTTCAAATCACGCCTCTAGGGATGAGTGGCCACTCTAATGTTACGGGGACCGATGAAGAGGTTTTTAAGCTGAACCGTGACGTGACTGAAACATCTAAGCTAAGTGCTAGAAAAGAAGTTTTTATGGATCCGATTAAGATTATCCCAGTAAAAGACGGAGATATGGCTGGGTGGAACTTTGTAGGTTAGGAGGCAAAAATGAACAATGGCAACTTTGAGACAAGAAACACTGGTGGATCTGGCTATCCTAACCGTCTAAGATTCGAGTGGTGGCTGATTGAGCAAGATATTGCTGGTAATCGCTCTAGAATTGGTTTTAAACTCTTTGGAACTGGCGGAACTGCTCCATCTTCTTGGGTTAAGTTATTTAAAGCTTACGCTAATGTGGCAGGTCAGACTTGGAGTACTGGCGCGCATAATCTCTATAATGGGACTATTCTAGTTCAGGGCGATAAATGGATTAGTCATAACGCAGATGGCACAGGATGGTTCGAAGCCTATGCAGATGGCGCTATCTATAAGGCTAATTATAATTCATTCGGTAAAAGAGGTTGGAATTTACCAACGATCCCAAGAGCTTCACAACCATCGATTAAGACATTCCCAAACAATACGCCAGACTTTAATCTAGGTGAAACTATTACAATTCATATGAATGCTGTAAACGGTTCATTCAGACACACCGTCTACTTCTTGTATGGAGAGAAGACATATAAGATCGCGGAAAACGTAAGTGCTAACTGTCAATTCGACACGAACCTAGTAGCAGAAGATATTTACAAGATTACTACCTCAAAAAAGGCGTATTCAGGGCAAATTAAGGTTGATACGTTTCTGAACGGTAGTCTAACTGGGAGTAAAACATGCCATTATAATGCACACCTAGTTGATGTTGAACCAAATTTTACGGATTTTACTTATTTCGACTCAAACGGAACTACCAAGGCTATTACTGGCAACGATCAAGTATTTATTCAAGGTCAATCGAGGCTATCTGTAAAAATTACCAAAGAAAAGAAAGCTGAAGCTAAAAAATATGCCACTATGAGCAAATACTTAGCTTCTGCGTTTGGTGTCTCTGTTACAAAAAACTACTCGGCAACTTCTGATGTGCAAATTGACATTGGTGCGGTCAATGCCAGTACTAATCAGGTAGTAAGTGTATCAGCGATAGATTCTCGCGAATTTACCACTACTAAGACTAAAAATATCACTGTAATTCCATATTCCAGACCGACCATAAACGTCTCTGCTGCTCGAAAGGGAAACTTTGAGAACGAGACGATCGCGAAGATTAGCGGTAATATTGCTTCTCTCAAAATTGGTAATGCTGAAAAGAATGGCGTATTAAGCCTAAAGTGCCGTAGTAAATCTAGTATGGATTCTGATTTTGGCCCTGCGCAGAATGTTCCATTCACACTTGATTCGGATATGATATTAAGAGTGCCGGATTTTCATGTCGCTCTCGATAATACGTTAAAGCACACACTTGAATTCGAGATTACAGATAAATTGTCTAGTGTTAAGGTTTATGTCGAAATTGATGTTGGTATTCCTATTTTTAGAATTTCCACGAAGACTAAGAAACTCTATAATAATGAAGAGAGGGTTTTGACAGAAAAAGATACTATCCCAGCCAATAAAATTGATGGTCCGGTCTTAGTTAAATACTCAAAAACACCTGTTCCTTTTGGTATTCTAGATGACGGAAGAAAAATCTACCGTAGGCTAATCGAGGGTAGAGATGATGTTCCAGCTACTATTGTATTTGAGAAGTTTACGACAATTATAGATATTAGAATGATGGTTAAGAATAAGGGAGCAACTCAGGATTGGAGGTCAGTGCCTTGGGTGTTCGATGGAGACGATAAGAATTGGTATGGTGGGTTTAGAGTTTCTGAAACTAATAGCAATATTATCCTTCAACTTGGCCAAGAGCTTAGAAAATCACCATATTGGCATATAATTATCGAGTATTGTATGTAAGGATTAGACAATACTTGATATAATGATTATGGCTACTCCAGTTTGCAACTTTCTGGGTAAAGGTAGCAAACTCGTTTTTCTCTGCTCTGGTTATGCTATAATCAAAGCAAATCTACGACTACGTTTTTCAAGCGTAGTCGTTTTTATTGGAAAGGAAAAACAAATGTTAGATAAGATTATTGCAGCGGCAGTTGGAGCGGGGATTTTAGGGTCCGCATATCTGCTAGATCTTCTTATTGGAATAGTAAAGGTCATTTTTACTCCCGATTTGAAATGGTCTTGGAAAAAGATGTTCCAAGATCTAGTTAAGGCTATCATTTGGGCTACTGGCGTGATTGGTACAGTAGCTTTGCTTGAAACCACAAACTGGTATGCTAAAAAAGTTGGAGCGGATATGTCATTTCTACAAGATGCTTCGTTCCCTATTTTAATCGCTGGCATTTTAGGCGGGGTTGGTTGGTATTTAAGTAATACTATTAAGAATATTGTGGCCTTTATCAATAAAAAAACTGATGTAAAGCTCGATGAATCTCAAGCTGATTATGCAGGATTAACTTCTGATGTAATAAAGACAGCTAAAGATATTGCTGACCTGATCACTCCTAAACATACTGTCAATGATATCCAGACAGACGAAAAAGCTAAACCAAAAGATGAAGAGATCATAGAAGTTGGCCAAGGTGGAGACAACCCCTTATCTAGGAGACTCCCTGATGGTGACAATGACTATGGCAAAGGATGGCAATGTACTAAATATTCATGGTATCTAGCTTCAGGTATTCGGATGAATTATGCTCCACACCCAGATTATGGCCCATGTGATGGTCGAGATATGGTAGATTATCTCGTCAATAAACTTGGATGGGTACGTTGTGGCAAGCGAAACGGTGCTATTTTTGCCTATTCTGCAGGTACTTATGGCCATACCGGCATGGTCGTAGATGCTGACAAAAATATCGTGAATGACGCTAACTGGACTCCGCTTCGAGTTTCCACTCATTATCTTAATCTTGATGCCGTGGGAGCTGTTTATGCTTGTCCTAAATCTATGTTAGAGGCCGAAAAACCCAAACCAGCTCCAGTTCCTGCAACTCCTACTCCTGCACCACAGCCAGCTCCAAGTAATGAAGTTAGCTATACTTATCAAGAAGGAGACACTTTTGGGGCGGTAATTCTTAAACTTGGGCTTCAAACTAATCACGGCTTATGGGATAAAGATAATGGCGATGTAGCTTTCTATGCAAACCAGCTCCATGAACAGGGTATTTATGGCAACATTCCTGTTGGGACTACGATCAAATTGAGGCGCAGGCAGTAATGAAAATTGCGGTGGAAGACATAACGGCCTTTATCTCGGTAGTTGCTGGAGCTATTACTGGGGTACTTATAATCAGTAAATTCTTTAATGGTCTTATGACAAAATGGGCCAATACTCTTATCGAACCAATCGACCAAAAAATCGATCAGAGTAATAGAGAGATTAAAGGGTTAATCGAGCAAAACTCAGAAGATGTCAAGCAGATGAAGCTCGACCTTTGTAAGAACCTACTAACCAGATATTTATCTGATATTGAGAGAGGCACAAAACTCACAGAGATTGAATTAGAACGATTTAATGACATTAATTCTAATTATATAAAGCTTGGCGGCAATTCTTATATACACTCAAAGATTGACAAATATAAAGCACAGGGTAAACTATAACACTCCTAAATTACTATTAAGAGATAAAAAGACCTATTTATTAGGTCTTTTTATGTTATATCTTGCCAACAAAAAACCTCCGAAGAGGTTAATTGTATCCGCGGACGTAGAAATTGGATTCGAACCAATGACCTGCCAGTTTATAAGCTGGCCGCCCTAGACCACTGAGCTATTCTACTATGCTAAGAGCTGGTCATAACATTAACTCTTATCTGTTATTATACTATATCCGGACATGTTTTGGTTGCTCCTATCTCTGTTATGCACATTTTATCCGGACATAGAGTGGCAATTATTCGGACGTTTAAAAGCCCCAAGATTTGGGGCTAAATGGGAGGTTAATAAGCTACGAATTTCTCCATCAGGGGAATAACCTTGGCGCTATCTTTAGCATAAGCTAAGAGATAATGATGAGGATGTTTATCAATAAGATCCATCACGGATAAACCTACCTCATGATCGCCGGTGAACTCAATTTCAAGATTATACCCATACGCATCGTCTTTAATGTCTTTAAACTTGCAGTTGGATCCTGCAAGGCAATACTTAAATTCATTGAGACGATCCTTTGCAACAGCTACATCCACAATGACATGAAGACGCATATAATCACCTCCTTAAAAAGGTTCTCCCACTTAGATTAAGTATAAGACAAAATGATTCAAATAACCACAACAAAATAGCCCCTTCTCAACTTGGGATTATCTCGTTTTTTTAATGTTTAACACAAAAAACTCCTTGCGGTAGAAGCTATTTGCACGTCCAAGAACGCTACATAACATGGTTAGATCCTAGATAATCACGAATTATCTTCACTGTTGATTCATATCCAACCCCAAATTCTGCTTTATAGCCAGCTTGACGTAATTTTTCGAGCATCTCTGCTTGTTCTGCAATGTGGGGAGTTCGCCAAGAGCCATCTTTCTTGGTTAGTTTTTCACCATCTTTTTTAATCTCAAGGTAAAGTCCACCTAGTGGATTAGCCTCTACTAGACTGTATCCGCCCCCTAACGCTGTCTTTACTTTTATTTCTTTAGGCTTGGCGATAAATAAATCTGGATAGCCCCTTTCCGGATGGAGCCTCTTATGTTTCGCCGCCTGGCCCATCGTTAACTTGATGTCGGCGCCAATATCAAAACGATAAATTACGTTTGGGTATTGTAGCTGCAAGTATCGAGCGATCTGCTCATAAAGATTATGCTCGGAATTATATTTTGGGATTCGTCTCATTGTTTAAAATTCTCCATGGTTATCTCGTAGCTCTCTTAACGTAACTGGATTAAAATTATTTACATCTACCCCAACATTGAATGTATTCTCTTCTCTTAATTGCAACTTATCTTTTGAATGTACGTGCCCGTACAAATGGATCGAGCCATAGTGTTTAAGATTCCAATTCTGAATTGGATAATGGAACAGAATAACCTTCTGACCATCATCTTCTATCTCCAGATAATGGTGTACTGAATCAAAGAGACTATAGAGGATTTCATTTTTAACAAAATAGTCATGATTACCTATAATCAAATGTTTCTTACATTTAATTCTTCTAATCAGGTTACGAACTTTATTAGCACTCTTCTCTAAGGTAAAATCACCTAAGATATAAAGTTCGTCATCATCTGAAAGCCTGTAATTGATATTATCGATAATAGTATTATTCATCTCCTCTATGGAACTAAATGGCCGTTTTTCATATTCGATAATATTTTTATGTGACAGGTGTAAATCTGAGGTGTAATACTTCATTTTGTACCGATCCCATATTTTTGGCTGAACTCCCATAGCTCGCCAAAGTCATTAACGTTTGGGTGTTTTCCTCCTTCTAGGAGAATATTTTTATTAAACTTATCAAAGCTTGCGTCACAGTCATAGAAATAATAAATAAAATCATCTCCTAGTAGGTCTAGCACCACGTCCATAATCAATTCAGATGAGCCAGGAAAACCAATAAATCCCATGTGGACTTTGTATTTTTCGGTTACAGCTTCGAGGTTATTACTTAACTCCTTTTCATAATTCTCCTGCTTAGAATAAGCTTCTGCTAATTTTATGAAAGCTTCTTTACTTAATTGACTTGTCATTTGTTGTTTATTCTCCTTGCTCTTCATATCCATACAAAACCTCTAACGGTGCATCTCGAAAGAACCTACCAATACTAGATATTTCTGGATAGAATTTAGTAGCCTCATCAGGCTTAGACGGTTCTGAAAAATCATACTGAGAAGCGTAGGCTAATAATGGGTGCATTCTTAACGCTCTAATTACAAGTGCTATCTGCTCTCTTGAAGGTAGTGGGATATTGCCAAAAAGACTACTATCCTGAATAATGGTTGGCATAATCCAATCGACGATGTTCTGACCGTTATTCATGGTTCTATTCTTGTGTCCTGTGTATGTCATTACTCCTCATTTCTACCTCCGCATTTTCCACATCTGCCATCTATCGTATGGGTCATACAATAGCAGTTATTGCAGAGGCTAATTTGTTCACTGTCTTGCATCTCTTTATCAAGATTAAACTTCTTCTTTTTGCTTGCCATACGAATCTTGGCCCAGTATATTTGTTTATCGCTCTTAGAGTGCTTAGCAGGTTTATGAGAGCTAAGCTTTCCCCAATCTACTGGCACGTCAAATTCATTCTTCTTCATTAGATGATTCTGACTTGATGTCTATATACTCTGGCTCACGAGACTCAAAAAGTGCTATAATCAGCTCCATCCCATTATAGAATCCGCACATATACTCATTTGTAATATTTTGTCTTTGTATTCCAAGAATGTATTTTGCTGTTTTTACTTTTTCAGCGAATTGCTTATTTTTCATTTTACTTCTCCAAATAATCAATTAAATCAACATAGGTTAGTTCATCGCCATCATCAAAATATGTATAATTCCCATTTTTCAATTGCTCAAGAACTTGTTCTTTTTCCATCGGAACTGATTTCAAATCTTCTACTGGACCAAAACAAGAGCAATGTCCTAAATCGATGATGTGCCACTCATTGTTCTTATCTAGGAATATTGCACAACCCGACCCTTCGTAACCTCTAGTCCAATACCAATACACGAACTCTTTGATGTCGTATCTAAGATTTTTACTTTGAGTTTCAACTTTTTCGAGGTCGTATAATTCTAACTTGTTATTACCAAGTGATACAATCTTCATTATTTATTTCCCAAAATATAGCCACCATTTATAAATTGACTGGTTTAGTTTTTCTTCTTTTAGTCCTAAAATCTTCTTATTATTGTCTTCATAAACTTCAATCTGTTTTTTGACCAGTTCATTACTATGAAGCTCAGGGTAGGCCGAGACAACAGCAATAGCATTATCGGGTTTTAGGTCTTTATAAGTTTGTTTCTCATGAGCTAAATAACTTGCAACCGTGGCTTGAATCTTAGACTCGATCTCAGTATTCTGTGTTTGATATAACTCAATCTTTGAATCTATTGTTGGTTCAGTTAGGACGATTGATAAAATAGATATAAAAGCTATTAGAGCAATAAAGAAACCAAATACAGAAAATACATATGCTACCTCAGCTCCATCGCAATAAATCCTCTTGGGAATGTTCATGGATATAATCCATGTGATTAGTAGGGCTATCAATATAATTATTAGCATTATACTATGTACTCCTCAACGACAAATGGTTCTTGGCCTAGCCTATCTTTTGTCTCATTATCTTCAATTAGATAACCTTCAACAATAATAGCGTCGAAATTAAACTTACTGGTGCGCTGTTCATCCGTCATCTTATCCCATTTATCTTTTTCGATTCTTAATTCCATACGGCCTTGTACAATGCGTACAGCACCATCTAATTCTTTTGTAACTTTTAACATCTTAATCATTTATTCTTCTCCCATTTCGTATTTACGGACGATTTCCCACTGCTCTTTGTGCTCTTTGAGGGATTTTTGGGTATCTGCTCTATTCTGAAAATAAATAGCCCCGGATATTTGTATATCGCGGATGGTATTATCGAATATCCACCTATTAATGCCGTTTTCATAATATACGCAAAGATTAATTCCATTTTTCTTCCATTTTCCACCTTTCGCATCATCTAATAGCACTTGACGAGCGATATCGTATTCACGTTTAGCCTCAAGCTCTTCCTTAGTTAACCTATAGTTACCTGTTTTATGACGGTAGTTATCCCATGGGTTATTATGATCGCGTCCGTAGTTTATATCCCCACAATCATTAATAAAGTGATATAGATCTCCCATTTCTGCTCTGCGCCTCTTATGTTCTTCAGGAATTTCCTCGAACCAGTCTTTGAGAATGTTTGGGAACTTCTCAAGAGTATAATGATTATAAGCTATAATATATCTCCCTTTAAGGCGAAGGTCATTATTACTATCTATATAGAACTCATCGCCGGCCTTGAATGTTGGCAAATCTTTTAATAATTTGTATCGTTTCATTTTATTTCTCACTTAAATACTTAATTACTTCTTCTTTTGTTCCCTCAAAACGAGTTTTACTATGTTTCCCAGCGAGAAATCCTAGAGTTAAGATAATGAACATAACATCTATGACCGTAGATCCGCCTAGAAGCTGATGATTAAACATAAGTAGTCCAGCAAACATTGAAAATGTAACTATATCTTTAATAATTGAACCTATTACTGATTCGTTTATTACTACGTATTTGGTTTTGTCATTATTCATATAATTCTCCTTAATATCCAACTGGAAACATTTCTGACCCACTTGGCTTACTAGGTAATATTACAGACACATCTAAGTCCGTAACGCCTTGTTTCATAAGATATCTCTTTGTTTTTAGTATCTCACCAAGATCCTTGTGCTGTTTTTCATGCTTAATACCATCTAGCCCAACGTAACGAATTATGTAGCTAGTTGGAAGTGGTGGTTTTAATTGATTGCTTTTCATTTATCTTCATATGCTCGTTTATCTTCTTGCGCTAATTTAAATAAGAACGTCGATTGGTCTAATCTTGATCATTACTGCCGTTATTATCTAGGTCTATTATCAGAATCTTGATCTAGAAGTAGCTAGGGTGGGTGTGAGCTACTCGGATAAACATGAACGTACTCAACTTTTTTAAATTATCCTGAAATCTACGACTCGATCCTGATAATAGAGTTATGGCTGCGTCTAAATTGACATTTAACTGGTTATTTTACTTAAGGGGGTATTATGCCAGCACCACATGCTTATTTTTTCTTATATTCCTCATTAAGCTTAATTAGCTTGACCATATACCCGTTAAGTTCTGTTTTTAGCAGTGTTAATTTACTCATTTTTCTCTATTCCTTGATTTATTGTTGTATTATTTTTTACATTCCACCAATCAGGATAATCAATTTGTTTATCCTTAATATTTGTAAACTCTGTACCCAATCGCTTCTTTATTTCTTCCGTGATTACCTTAATGGCTTTATCTGTTCTAAGTACTGGGTTCAATGCCTGATAAGTCTCTTTCAGTTTGGCTAAAGTTTTACAGCTCTGCAAATCACTAATGACATCATCAACGGCTTTCTGATATAGCTCATCTTTGTATTTATCTAATCCATTTGTTTTATGCTCAGCGATATTGCCAGTAGAGGAATATCCAAGGTTAGATAAAGCTCTACCTATAGCCATTGTTTCGAGCTTCTCGAAGTCTTTATCATTAGTTATTGTCTTTTGAGCCGTTGCTTCCGCGTCTGCTGTTAAGTAGATTAGCTCTTTAGATATTCCATTAGCCAATGACTGGATAACTTCTGTTTTATCCCTCCATAAGAAAGCCTTAAAAACTACCTTATTATTCTCATTTTTATAGCTCGTTAAAATCTTAGAATTTGGGTGATTGGTTCTAAAAGCCTCTAATCTATCCGTCACTTTTGCATAATCTATACAAATCTTTTTAACTTCATTAGTTTTTTTATCTGTAAATGTTTTTTCGATCTTAGATACTTTGACGGAGTTTAGCATTATTTTTTTCTCCTCAAGACCCTAACTCTTATTACTTTAGGTATTCCTAATTGTTTAATTTTGATCCTCATTTTTCTCCTTTAAAACTTCAGGTAGATTTGAGGCTCCCATTTTTCATTATCTAATCTACAGTAGTAGAAATTTGTTAGAATTTGGTCGTACATTAAAATCCTAATAGTAATGTGAGGAACTACAAAAAACTGCCCGTTCTGTCTGAGGGTTGAAAGCCCCAAACTTACCCGAAGTTGTTTAAATTTGTTATATTCCGAGTTTTTAAGATTCTAAAACTAGGCGTACCATAGCTGTTTTTTTGTTCTATGGAAATTAAAATTTATGCACTTTAATCCCCAACAAAAGAAAAAATCAGGGCGTAATACCCTGATCTAGAAATAAAAAACACCTCGAAAGGTGTATTAAGTAGTAATCAAATTATGGTGCGAGCTAAGAGACTCTAACTCTCGACCTCTTCCTTGGCAAGGAAGCGCTCTAAACAACTGAGCTAAGCTCGCAAGCCGTGTGCGATATGCACTGAGTTTATTTTAGCCTAGTGTAAAATAAATGTCAAGAAAATCCAGTAAATAACCCCACAATAATTGCGGGGTTTGTTGGAGCGAAAATGGCTTTCAATCATACTTAAGCTTTGATTAATGCCAGGAAGTCGGGGTTCTGGCCTCAATCCAGCCAATCTGACGCACAACGTCATAGTGACCGCAAAGCTTCATCTCATTGAACTCGCCGGTAAACCAATAGACTTCACCAAAGCTATTATCATCTTCAATCGAGGAGATATTCCCCGAAAGAAAGTGATCATCCTCAGTGGTGAAGGTAACGCGGTGTTCATCGTTGGTGCCACGATCATAGAGACTCTGGAAGAAGTCATCTTTGCTCGGGCCTTTCTTGATGATCCAGGTTGATGTAGCTTGTTTCTTCAT